GCCATTTCTTCTGGGGAAAAGTACTTATCAAATTCTCCAAGACTTCCAGTTTTTGAGGCTTTTCGCATGGCGTTAAGTGAGCCTCTAAGCACAATGCCTTTTCCTAGTCTGTCAGCGTCTCTGAATCCAGACCACTTAAATGCCTTGTCTTGATACCATTCAGCGCCCTTTTGTATCATGCTTTTTTCTAGCGTCTCATCAAACCCAGCCTGAAATTCACCAATGTTTTTTGAATTTCCGCCAATACCAAAGTCTTGGATTCGCATCCCCTCTCTTTGCGTTATTGCTCTCATCGTTGGAACAACGCCGTTTTTAACCATAGATACAGCGGCATCATGTAGGTTTAAAAAAGCAGAATCAAACTGACCCAAAGTGCCTGCGTATGATTGTTTCATAAACGCTTCTATCGCGCTGTGAGGTCTGCTTCTTGCGCCTATGTATGTAGAGTTTGCTAGGTCGGCTACTCTTTTCCCTGTAACAGGTGAATTAGATTGCTTTGTTACTGCTCTTTCCATTTCTTGGAAAAATGCTGAAGTGTCTTCATTTAGCCCAAGGCTTGGCCTCATCCTAAAAGATTTTGCTAGCTCTATTAAGGTTTGCTGTTTTGCAATTCGACCAACTTGCTCAAGTATTGGGTTGGCATATTGCTCCAACTCTTCTATATCCATATCTTCAGCAAGACCTCTTACTCTTTTCTTAGCCCCTGCTTCAATCCGTTTTCCTGTTTCTATGTCAGGGCCAAGGCCCTCCTCATCAATTTGATCTCTCTTTGTTCCTGAAGCCCAGTAAACCTCATCTTTTTGAACTTCTTCTTTGAATATTTTTCCTGATTCTTTTTGATGAGCTTTGCTGTCGGCTACTAAGCTTCTTAAGAGAGCGTTTGCCTCTTTGCTCATCGAAGAGCCTTGCTGAAGTATTTTTTTTAAGTTGTCAGGGTTTTGGTTTAAGTCTAAAAACAAACGCTTGATGCCGTCATTGTTAGCCCAGTCAACCAATTCCGCAAAAGACTCCTGAGTTTCTTCTGAATAATATTTATTCAAGAAAAGCTCTTGTTTTCTCCCGGCTGTTTCGAAGCTTGACTCAAAAAGAACGCCGGCTCTTGGGCCAGCAAACTTACTAACTAAAGCGGACACCGGCCTTGCAAGTCTTTCTATAGTTCCTGCTGATGCTTTTGGCTTGATTTCATAAGCCCCGCGCATAACTGAAACGTCGTACTGCATTAGCTCCTCAAAGGGCTTTGGCTTTCTGTATCTTTGAGGGATAACAACCCTGCTAATAATGTCCTCAGATACACCCGCCGACCGCAGTTCTTCTTTTACAAAGCTTCTTCTTTGTGCTGTTGTTGCTTCTATTTTTGGAGGTTTAGGTGCCGTCTCAAACTTTAGCTCTATCTCTTCAAGCTTACTTTCTGCAACAGCTAAATTGTCTTGTGCTTTTTGAATTCTTGACTGACTTCCAGATTCTATTGCGCTTGCCAGTCGCTCATCGGCTTGGCTAATTTTAGTTGCCGCTTTGTCCCATTCATCACCTAAAGCCTTCATCTTTTTTTCGTAAGCAGGCAACTCTTCTGATTCCCACTTTTCATAAGACTCAAACTTAGGTCGAGCCTCTTCAACATCAAAGCGAATTGCCGCGTCATCAGCAAAGTCTTTGAGTCCTTGCTCTGTTGACAAATCAAAATCTCTAGCTGTTTTTGCGGCCACGGCGGTAGGCGCTACAACAGGAGCCTTAGTCATTCCCAGGCCAGCAATATCTTTTAAAGCTGTGGCAATCCTAGATGGATCCCTAGCTACCTGAGCAAAGCCAGCGCCAGCAGTCATGAGCTCACCTGCAAGTCTAGGAGCTAGAGCTACACCTCTCTCTTCAACAAATTGCCTATTTGGATCTAGCCTCGGATCAATCATTGCAAGAGCCTCTCGTCCCGTAGGAACGTCTTGGCCTGTTGCTTGTTCATAAGCGTAC